ATGTTAAGCAAAATCATAAATATTCTAAATACATGTATCCTTAAATCTGGCGTTTCGTGGGCTGAGTTGTTACCAGGTGATTTCCTGGATACCCTTGAACAAGCAGAAAAAATCAACATTCGTACACTTCGCCAGCAACTGAAATAAAAGGCATTGACTCAGCAGGCGCTGACCGTATAATTCACGCGTTTCATCTGCATGAAGTAATCACTTCGCAATGCGCCCTTAGCTCAGTTGGATAGAGCAACGGCCTTCTAAGCCGTAGGTCGTAGGTTCGAATCCTACAGGGCGTACCATTATATTTCAGTAACTTAACCATTTTCCGCAAACTCCTTATTTTCCAGATGGGACATATTTGGGACATCATCACTAAAAATAGAGTCGATTTGCTTCGCGTGTTCCGTTAAATGGTTCGGTGCGAGGTGAGCATACCGGCGCACCATCTCGATGCTTTCCCATCCTCCCATTTCCTGCAAAACAGATAGCGGAACTCCGGACTGAATCAGCCAACTGGCCCACGTGTGTCTCAGGTCGTGGAAACGGAAATCTTCAATTCCAGACCGGCGGCAAGCTGCATTCCATGCTCGCTGGTCATCGACGCGCATCTTTCTGACATTAGGCGTTTTTGACCCATCAGGACGGATGCCTTCTTTCGTATGCACGAACACCCATTTATGATGCTTACCAATCTGGTCACGCAATACCTTACAGGCGGTGTCGTTCAACGCTACGCCAATAGCGCGGTTTGACTTGCTGTCTTCCGGGTTCACCCAGGCAACTCGACGCTGCATGTCGATCTGCTGCCATTCCATATTGATAATGTTCGAACGCCGTAGGCCGGTTGCCAGCGCAAACTTAACAACCGACTTCAGCGGCTCCGGGCATTCATCAATCAGCCTTTTCGCCTCATCAGCCTCAAGCCACCGGACGCGCTTATTGCGTACTGATGGAACCTTGATCACCGGCGCTTTCTCCAGCCATTTCCAGTCACGTTCTGCCGCCCGCAGAATTGCCTTCATCAATGCCAGATGCTTGGCTTTGGTGGAGGTGGTGACTGGTTTAGCTGAATAGACTGGCGCCGGTTCTCCATTCTTCTTCGCCGCGGCAGCTTTTATTTTCCATATCTCAAGCTGCTTGCGGTTGCTCATCTTGTTCACCGCTGAATAGATTTTTTGCTCGGTCACATCCTTTAACCGGATTCCTTCAAAATGTGCTAGCCAGAAAGCCATTCGGCTGCGGTCATCCTTCAGTGATTTCTTCTCTGCCTTTTCCTCCAGCCATCGCATGCAGGCATCATCAAATGTTACGTCAGGGAAATCCCCAAGCCGGTCTACTCGCCACAATTCAGCTTTGCGCTTGTCATGTAGCTCAGTAGCGAGCCGCTTGTCGGAAGTCCCAAGGCTTTCCTTAATTCGCTTCCAGCCCGGTGTCGAGTAGGACGCGTACCATATTTCACCTCTGCGGAAGAGTGACATTGTTTTTCCTCTGTTATGCCATCACCCGCGCTCACGGCGACAGTATGCAGCGGAGAGTTAAGTGCCGCAATGCATGCCTGTCGTGTAGTGAGGTAAGGGGATTTTGGTTTTGCGGGGTCTTTGCGTGTTGCTTGCAGTCGGCCTGAGCGGATCCAGTTTGTGGCTGTTGGTCTGGATATCTGAAGAAATGCGCAGGCCTCATCGAGTGTGAGGCTGTGTGATTCCATGGTTACTCCAGTTTTAATCCGGGTATTTTTCCCGAGCGGATTTGGTCATAGATAAAGAGAGCGTCGCTGTGTCTTGGATCATCACCGCAATCAACCTTTACTGATGCTATAAGCACCTTCTTTATTGCCAGTACCGTTTCATTTCTCTTTTTCATCTCTGTGTCTTTTTTGATCTCAGAAAGAATTCCCACGCATTCAAGACACACATGGATTTTGTTTTTACACTCAATCATTGATGCTTTACCGAAATTGCCACCACACAGAGAGCACAGATCTTCTGGGTCTGGTTGGTACGTCTGAAATCCAATTATTGATGTTGGTGCTGACATGTTAGGCATGGTTTTCTCCAGGCAAAAATAAGCCCGGCGAACAGGGCAAAATGGGGATAACGTGGCAGTGCATTCGCACCCAATAGCCAGCTCATAACTGGCTATCAGTTGCGTCAATGCAAAAGGCCCAGGTCGTAGTTGAGGTTTTCAAGACATTCCCGGTCCTGCTCGAAGCAGTAATCCCACAACTCCTGATCGTGCCATTCCCGAACAAGTTGCCACTTCCAGCCGCCGTCATGCTTCACTCGGCGTACCTTTCGCTTAACGACGGCGTCATGGTCGAAAATCACCCCCCAGCCAGAACCAATGCCGTTGCGCAGCACATCCAGATCAACCTCGATAACTCGGAACAGCTTCGGTAGCTTCGGTAACTCTTCAATGCGCATAATCTCTCCTCATGCCGCCCGCATAGCGCGGAGGCGTTTTAATCTTTGCGCCATGCAAAAGTAAGCGGTTCATTGACAAGCCACAGGTGTCGCATGTTGGCTACGTTGACCACATCCTTTTGCGCTGGGTAAATCTCGACAGCATCTCGATCTGCGTAACCGACAGCGTTCTTTATCTCCTGCAAAGCGTCCCAGCTAATCCCATCTTTCCAGCGTCCAGAATTAGCCATGCTGGTAGTATTTACCGATAGGCGAATAACCCCGTTTTCTTCCTGAAACTCCTGCACGAGAAAGTAAGAGTTAACCCATACATTGCTGCGTTTCGGGTCATGGCATCGTACAGGCCAGCTTTCCTTCGGTACTTCTTTGAGTATTCCGATCACGTCTCATGCTCCTTAACTTTTCGATGTGTTCTGCTGTTTCGATTTCTTCGGCGATCCGCTCGGCCTGTTCTTTGGTCAGCGGCTCGAATTCATGCTGGAAGCGACCCATGCTGGCGATGCAGGTGCGACCGTTGCGAATGTAGTGGATGACTTCGTGGGTAGAGCGGATGATTTTGCAGGGTGCACCGTGGGGATCGGCATACCAGGTATTAGGCTGGATTATCCTGAACATTAGCTGACTCCATCATGCTTCTTGCCTCCTATTAAGAAGGTTTATCAGTGACATATTCTGCTTCCTAAGTGCGCATACTGGGCACAACTGAATGACCCCTTCATTTGGATTCCAGTTAACGTTGTTAACCCGATCCCCGCACCGCAAGTCACTTCCATTAGGGTTCAGCTGAACCCTGCACCCAATTTCTTCATCTTTGTAGCGCATCACACCCTCCCAATCTTCTTACGCAATTCCATATCGCTCTGGCATCCGACGCACATCGTGCATCCCGGATACGCTTTCCGGCGAGCATCCGGCAAATTGTCCCCGCACTCAACACAGTGCATTGCTGATACTGCTGAGTGGTTGAGTCTGTGAGCCTGAATAGCATGGTCGCGCATCATCTCTTCGAGAGCGCTGGCCTGATCGATGATTTCTGGTGTCATGATTGCTCCTTACCGAGTGCTTTATTGATAGCGGCGCGAGCCATTTCAAATGCGGGAGTGAGTTTTTCTACGGTTTCCGCATCTGCCATGTCGTGAAAATTTAGGATATCGCCCAGTTCATTCATGGCTGCCAGTGATAGTTGCAGTGCTTCCAGCAATTCAGGAGCCGCGGCGATTAACCTTGCTGTCGCAAACTCTTCATCGTTGGTCGCATACCCAGCAAATGCGATATGTGATAACCATTTTTTATCCCTGATGATGAGCTTTCCTTCGGTGCTTACATGCCATGGCCCCGGCGTAAAATTCGTCTCTTCCATATCTCACTCCCGGAACTGTCGGTTAATTCGGTTGAAGGTGAACGCCAGCAATAAAAAAGGAGCTTTAAGCTCCCGGGTGATGAACGATTTCATGCGGCGCGATCCGCCATTATTTCGTCCTTCTGCTCGTCGGTGAGCATGTCGTCTGAGACAATTGCGACGCGATCGCTACTACTCCATGAGATAGGCGCGCTCTCCTTGAAAGCTTTGTTGAGGACCTCAACTGCATTCCTAATTTCTTCAGGGATATCGTAGTAATCACCTCCATCAGGAATGATTTCTCCACAGTAATCAGTAATGTCCAGTTCGCGAGGATGATTAGGCTCGCAGATCATTAACTGCAACTCGCTCGGCAGCAGGGAATGCTCACAGCAATAGTCGGCCAGCGATTCAGCGTCGAAAAAGTACTGGTCACCATCAAAGATAACGAGCGGCTCTCCGGCCCATACCGCGCGCTCAAAGGTGGAGAACTTCGCCTGGCGGCTTTCGCGGTGGCATTCTTCGCAATAGCCATGAGTGCTATGAATATGGTGCTCGTCAGGTTTGTTTTTGCACTTGCGATGAGTGGCACCGCACCAACGCGCCTGGTGCTCGTCACTGCCCCAGAAGCGACCTTGGCGGTCTACCCAACCAGTTACAGTCTGGATGCTGGCCGCTTCATCGCTGTCCATCATCACGATTTTTTCAGTTTTCATATTCATGATTCCACTCCATACCGCCCATTCATGCGGCCTATAACACTGACAAATTTCACCAGACTGACACCCATCGGCCGGACCTTCTCGTAGTGCTTGCGAAGGATGGGGGGGCATACAGCGTTCCACTTCGGTTTAGGCTTTACGCTCATCGCTTTGGTTATCTCTTCTGCGCAGCGACGAGCCTGAGCGCGGAGGATGTTTTCCTGTTCTTCTGGTGTCATGGTTAAACTCCCAGTGTGGCAACGATATCCTTCGCGACTTCCCTGGTGCTGCCCTTGCTGGATATGGCGCGACGTGCAGATACATGGTGAATGGTGAAACCGTTACGCTCGTAAAGATCAAGGACACGAGGCGCGGTTGAGTTACTGATGAGAACTTTCGCGCCTCGCTGGTGGGCAGCAACACAACTTTCCGCCAGAGCGATTTGATCATCCCAGGTAAAGCCGCCAGCGGCGTAATTTGTGAATCCTGCGGTACCAGGCAGCGGTTCATACGGCGGATCGCAGTAAACCACATCATTTTCACCAGCCAGCGCCAGCGTCCTGCGATAGTCTGCATTCATGAACACGCATTTATGCGACTTCTGTTTGAATGCTTTAATCTCAATATCGGGGAAATAGGGTGTTTCGTACTTGCCCCAGCCAACGTTAAAGAAACCATCGCGGTTGTAGCGAATCAGTCCGTTGAAGCAGTGCCGATTTAGGAAGAGAAAGGCAGCAGCGCGCTCAGGCGCGCACATACGCTGGTTATTAAACTCATCCCGCAGATCTTTGTATGCCTCCTCACTGTTGGCGCGCTCAAACAGTATTTTGGCAAGCGAGCATACTCTGATGTGGTCCACTTCAAGCATCTGATAGAGGTTAATCAGATCTGCGTTGACGTCAGCCAGCAGGAAAGACTCATGCTTTTCGGAGTTGAGGAAAACCGAACCGCCGCCGACGAATGGCTCAACCAGGCGCTTACCTTCAGGAATTAGGCGATCCAGTTCCGGCAGAAGCGAATATTTACCTCCAGCCCATTTAAGGAAGGGCCGCTGCCAGCTGCGCGGCGTAGGTTCTTCTATGGGCAGCGCTGCAGCGATACGTTCACCAATCCAGCGCATTATCGGTACAGCCATGCTGTTGCCAATAGCTTTATACCGAGGACCATCGGCTGCTCTGCCACAGCACTCTTCAAACGTCAGATTTCCACCGCGCATAAGGTATTTTGCAAAGTCTCGATCCATTTTCTCTGGCCTGACTTTTCGCCCGTATGGGACCAAAGTGTGATCATCAGGGAAACCTTGCAGGCGTTCACATTCACGTGGGGTTAAGCGGCGAACCTGCATTCCGTACTGAACGACGTCAGCAGAAGAGCGAGAGTCCTGCGTAAACGCTACATCTTCCTGATAACCTTTACCCTGAGGGCCAGCTGCATCGTGACGACCGATAGAAGCGTGCTGAATACAAATAGCGGGTGCTAAATTAGTACCGCTGCTGGCGCTGGTTAATGTCGGTGATTGCTCTTCCGCATAACCAATGCCACCCGCTTTCGCACCCTGTCCGGCCTTGAATGCATACGCAATAGCTGGCGGCTGGCCGCTGTTAGCATGGCTTTTATCGTGGTTGCCTGCGCGAATCGTTGGCGAAAGATTCGACGTCGCATCAGCGCCATTATCTTTGTAGCTAAATGCGATGCAGGCGTTTTCCTGTCCGTTGTTGCGTCCAAGCGTATGCGCCAGTTCTCGGTTAGTGTCAGGATCCTGCGTACCGTGTACGGCGAAGGTTTCAACTTCAAAGTCTATTCTCTGTCCTTTTGCAGTCAGGCAGGCAGCAACATCGATGTTTCCGCTGCCATTGCCACCACCATAAGCCAGTACGTTCATGCCCCTGTCGGCGCATGGCGAAGAGTCATGGCGAGCAGTTAACGTGCCAGCGATCTCGTCACCGTATTGAGTTTGCGAACCGACGACAGCATAGGTTTCCAGATCCTCAGCGGTGCTGTCGTTTTCTTTCGCAAGAAGAGTTCGGGAAACATCAGAATAAGCATCAGACACAAGGCCGGAACCGCGCTGGCTGAATAATTCCTGATTACTGGCACCGATTCCGCCAATATTGTTGGACTGATTCAGAGTTGGGTGAGGGTTTGCCGGGTTATCCCAGTGACTACCGACTTTAGGGCGCTCTCCAGCATTTCTGGCAATTTCCGGTTGCGATTCTCGGCGCGGCGCAGAATCCCGGCGCACGCTGTCGAGCTCAAAAAGTACCGCTGCGGGATCGAATCCTTTTCGAGCACTTGCGACAACGAACACACGGCGGCGGCGTTGGGCCACTCCGAAAAATTGAGCATCAAGGACGCGCCAGGCGATAACCCTTTCTGGTCCAGACACACAACCTGCGTGCGTCCATTTTCCCCCTGCTGGCTGCAACTCACTGCTTTCTCCGGCAAGTCCTGCCAGAAAGCACCCGAAGGCATTGTCTTTGCTGCTGAGCACGCCTTGGACGTTTTCCCAGACGATGATTGCTTCTGTCTCACCGCGTTCGCGGCGCTTTGCGTCGATTGCATTGGCTAATTCCACGTAAGAGAGAGTTAATTGTCCGCGGTCGTCAGACAGGCCTTCACGTAAGCCGGCGATGCTGAATGCCTGGCAAGGCGTACCACCGACCAGAACATCAGGTGCTTCGACATTACCAACTCTCACCGCATCCGCGATTTTGGTCATGTCGCCGAGGTTGGTTACTTCCGGCCAGTGATGGGCGAGGACTGCTGAAGGGAAAGGTTCGATTTCAGAAAACCAGGCAGGTTTCCAGCCCAGAGGTTCCCACGCTTTACTGGCAGCTTCGATGCCGCTGCACACACTTCCGTATTTCATGATGCACGCTCCGGGTCGTTAATATCCCAACCATTGCGCTCGATATTCACCTGCAGCCGCTTATCTCCGACCTCTTCGATACTCCGACCGGTCATCTCTGAGACTTCTGCGTTTGTGTGGTGCCACAGGTATGCAACTTCTTCTGCTGTCCATTCAGGCATGGCTTTTCCTCCTGACGTTCTGGTCAGAGACTGTAATTTGCTGCGTATGGAGTAGATGGAGCGCCCGGTTGCTGCGGCGACTTCTTCAGGTGTGAAGCGGCTGAGAAGAAATAACTCGGCTTTGGTCCAGCGTCTGCCGGTCATTCTACTGATGAGCTTCACATCAAGGCGATTCGCCTTCCTCTGGACTGCCTTTTCTGATCGCTCAAGCTTTTCTGCGATAACCGATACCGGCATTGTTCCACCAACTTCATGCAGGAAGAGGTTTTCCCACGGTTGCCATGGCTCGTTCATCGCTACCTCCATTGCTCACCGAACGTGAATCCGATCTCCTCCAGAGCCTCGTCCATCTTCTCGATGAACTCCGGCACCATTTCGTTGAAATCGGTCATGTATTGTGGATCCCGCTCAACGACGACGTGGTGAATACCTTCGCGCTTCATGCGTGGGTCGTAGTTGGCAAAGAACCAGGCGTCTTTCCCGGTCACCCACATGCTGTACTGCACCTGGGACATGTACTCGGACTTAATGGCTTCGAAACCGCCGAGGCGGAATTTCATGAAGTCGCGGGAGGTGAACGGGCATTTCAACTCGAGGCCGAAATCGTTACTGCAAAGGCCGTCAGGGGAGCACGCGGTGCGCATGCTCTCGTCACGGAACAGGATTGGAGACTCCGTGACTTTCACATCAGTGGTGAACTCGAAGAGGGTGCGGGCATCTTCCTCGTACTGCTTGCCCCAGGCCAACGCCTTAGCGTTAACCTCTGGCGCTACGCCAGTGCATACCTCGGCGAGCAGGGTGTGGAAGTAGGACATCTTCATTCCCGTCCATTTGGTGCCGGAACGCGGCTTGGAAATGACGTTGTGCACTTCAGAGGCGGTGATAACTCCGAGGCGCAGCCGGTGCCACGCCTCATCGCCCTGTTGAATAGTGGTTACGTCAATGCCGGTCCGGGCAAGGATAATTTCTGGTGTCATGTCAGCAGTCCTTATGGTCATCCCACGGTCCGAATCCACCCACGTAAACGAAACCTCGCGATGGATCGCTCACATGTGTTTCGCGCTGTAGCCGCTCAATTGAATTTCTGTCAATTGCCGACTGCCGCATCTCAAGTGACTGATGCCCTCTGCGACGACCGTATTGCTTCCAATAGGCAGCGCATGACTTACTGCAAAACTGTGCCCAACCTCTTTTTCGGTCAGCAACTCGGGCCATGAATTTGTCCGGGCAGCACTTGCAGGTCACTTCAACGGTTTTACCAGTCATGCTGCCGCCTTAGCTTTTTTCTGAAGGAAGTTGAATCCTTTCTGTGCCTCTTCTTCAGTGAGGTCTGACGCCTCAAGAATTGGCCGTTTGAAGATGTCGCTGCACACTGGGAGGAAGTCTTGCTCCCAGTCTTTATTCAGCGATGTTAAGAGATCGGTGATCGCCTGAAGCGTTTCTTCGCTTGCTGCTGGTGGAAGTGCTTCTGTGGTGCTGCGCGGCGTTACGTCACGTATATCAACGTCCAGAGACTTCCCTTCCATTTCTTCGGCGGTAGGCTGCTGTCCAATCTCAGGCCATGCCTTACGCAACGCCTGAGCCTCAGCGCATTTCGCCAGCTGGCCGTATGGGCGCTTTTTCCACATCGCGTTCGGTGCAGTGGTGTCGCGGCCGCCGGTGGCATAGTTTTCAATCCAGTATTCTTTGGCGCTGAACTCGACGATCTCCCCGCTGGGCATGCGCTTAAAAACGGTGTATTTGCACCACTGGGGGAAGGTAACCTCGACACCAGTAAGCGTCTGAGTTACGTCGGGACCGAATTCTGGTTCCCGCGCCCCGGCATAATCGCCGGAGCGGTCTGCCTGAATGCGGTAAAGCCCGATGCCCGGCATGACCACGTCGCGCCATTCGCTTTTGCCCGTTCTTGAGTCTTTGACGCTCATCGGCACGAGGTGAACGGGCTTCAGCAATGGATCCAACTGGCGGGCACGGCAGTAATCGAGCGCCATCATTACCGATTCGTCTTTGGCGCCAGGGTAGATACTGTTCTTCAGCGCGCTCCAGGTAGCGACGTCGATGCCTTTTTCCTGCAGCGAGCTCGCCGTGATTGTTAATTCGTTTGCCATCGTTAATTCCCTCAAAAATTAAAACGGGCAGCCGGTACGGTGTTCCCAGTCGTATTCCGCCTGGGCGTAAGCAATTGCCGAAATGAAATCGTTGTAGGCCTCGCGAGCTTTATCGCTGCGAAGTCCTTCATATGGGATGGAGTCAATCGGGACAGTGAAGTGGAAGAGGCCGGACGGCTCTTTCGGCATCATGTCGATGATTTGCTGCGCCCGGTCGTCAATCCACTTCTCTTTCTCATCGTCGAGCTGCTGTTCAACCCATCGCCGATCTTCGATGCGGTCGTAAGTGAGGAATGCGTTCATGGTTGTCTCAGTAGTGAATTTTCGCGCAGGGGATCAGGTCATCTTTCAGAGCGGTGAGCACTTCGATAGCCTGTTCGCGGGTTAAGCTGGTGTGGCTGGTGAGCGCGTTAACGATGTTGGTTCCGACTGTCTTGCGGTGCTTCACGTCAGCTTCGCGCTTGGCCTGTTCGTCGGCGATGTGCTTCTGCTCAGCCAAGCGAGCTTCTTCTGCCTGTTTTGCTTTGAGGCGTTCAGCTTCAACCGCCGCGGCCTTTTCGCGTTCCGCCCGCGCTTCTGCTTCCTGCTTCTCGCGTGCTGCACGCTGTTCCGCTTCGATTCGCTGGCGTTCCGCCAGTTCAGCGCGGGCTTTCTCTTCGGCTTCACGGCGCGCTGCGGCTTCAATCTCTGCTTTGTGCTTCGCTTCGGCATCTCTCCGGGCCTGTTCTGCCGCTTCACGTTTAATCCGCTCTTCGTGATCACGTTGAGCCTGTTCCGCCTGGCGGCGCTGCTCTTCGCGGTCACGGTCAAACTTGTCATTCATCAGCAGAGCCATTTCGTGATCTGCTTCTATTTGCGCGACGCGCTGGCGGTCGAACTCTTCGTTCATCACCAGCGCTTCGGCGTACAGTGCGTTCATGGCTTCTTCAGCCTTAATGCGTTCCTGCTCGGCTTCCCATTCGGTGAGTGGACGACGCACTTCATCTTTCAGCGCGTCAAGTCGCTCACGCACAATGCGGCGGCTTTCGTCGATCTGCTTAGGCAGGGCTTTAAGCTCAGCAACCAGATCCTTGCCAGCGTTGTCGATGTAGGTTTTAGAACGGGCAACCTTGTGCGCCATGGATGCGATAGCGTCGCGGCCTTTACGGGTCGACACATCCGGTACCAGGCTGCGGGCCTCTGTCTCGATTTTCTCAAGAAGCGGGTCGAGTTGTTCTTTGCTTGTAAAGATTGCCATCGCGTTCGACTTCTCGATGACGACTAAATCCGTTACTTCGCTCATGGTTTCTCCTGAAATTTTGATGTGCAGATCCCGCCCGCTTTTAGCCAGGCCGATCGGTTGAATAGGGTGATTGGTATCAGTGAACCATCGGCTCGCCGCGCTCATTCAGGAGCACAACGACAGAATCACTTTTGATGATGGTTTTTTCGAAGATGTTGAATGCGTACAGGCCTTTCTCAACATTCGCAGAGGCGCGATAAGTTTTGCCATGGTGTTGCAGCATTGTTCCCGGTAAAACCTCGTTGCGTGGCACTGATGCGGTGCCGTAGTGCATTCCTATCATACCTTCACCTCAACATGTTCCAGGAGGCCAGCCAGCTTCATGTGCCAGCGGTTGAGCGTCAGCTTTTCACGCGGGTTAGATACCGACGTCAGCTGCCACTCGTTATCGTTGAGCTTTTTGGCGGTGTACTGCTTGCCGTTGTGGGTGACTGTCATGGCAACTCCCGGGCTTTAATCATGGCGTCGGCCATCGAGTAAAATGCTCTTGCCATATCAAGCATCGCTTCTTCATGGTTAGTGCCAATACTCATAGAAGTTCCGGATGCCATAACGCCCTGCAAAACCTTTGCTGCGAAGTAGTCGCGCAACGTCATGCCATGGCTATCGACAATCAGGTTTTCTTTTTCACCCTTATGCACTCCAGAGTAAGGGAATGCTGGGCCGCCATTATTCTTCCTCATAAATCCTCTTGGCCTTATCGCGGCGAACGGAACGGTTAATACAAGACTTCAACGCATTTATTCAGTGTTTCAATGGGCGGTGGATGGCCGCCGGTTGTCATAACTAAGCCGCCTCGGTGAAGCGACTGAGGTATGAAAAAAGCCGCTGGTTAGGCGGCCTTGATGGTGATGTCATCTGAATCGAGTATTCCTGAAACGTCTACATGGGTTATTTTTATGCCTTCGCTGCCGTCCATTGGCGGCCAACCCTCAACCCCTTGACCATTTGACCAGTCGAATTCACTCACCACGCCGTAAGTGTTGTAGTTTTGACTCAGTGCAATGAGCAGAGCCTCTTTCGCCAGCATGACCAGCACCGCATTCAAAACTGATCCCTGCCGCTCCAGCCGGTAATCGGCGTTCGACCAGAAATTGTTAATCTCATGCAGCTTTTCATCGGTCATCACGTCGTGGTCTATCTCAACCGTTAGTTCAGCCTTCCAGTCATAATCGACTGTGTACTTTTTGACGTTACCCATCGCCTTACCCTCTGTCGTTACCCGCTGATGCGGGAGAAATTCTTTGGCGATTGGATGGCCGGGGCTGATCTCCGGCTTGCAACGCTCGCGACGTTACCTGCGTTGCCTTTGTTATATGTGCCGGTTCTCACGGCATCATTGGTCGCATAAACATGGGTGCGCATCAGCCTGCGCATTCATCCAATCCCAAAACATTCAGCAACTGCCCCTGAACCGGCAGGGGCCACCGGGCTTAAATCAGAATTTATGTCCCTACACCCATCACCTGAAATGATGCGCCTCGGCGCGATGTAAGCGCGTTAAGCTGGTTGATTTAGCGATCCGCTTGCTTTCTGAAGGTTCTCGCTGCGTTCCCGCGTCACGGCTAAGCCATACCGTTAGCAGTAGGGACAGGATTAGCAGGCTTTGCATGCGCCTCCTGTTTGGAGCTGTAAAGAATTCCTCGATGTTAGTTTTCAGTCGTCACTGTTACCTGTTACATAACTCCTCCGATGATGTATGCCGCGTCGAAAAGGTTGGCAGCGGCTAGCCTTGAAAATTGAATTACGCATCGCTCTCGTAAAAGCGATCTGTAATTCGCTTGTGAGCAGCATTGCCGTTCATCCTGAACCCGCCGCGCTCCCGACGCATGGTTTACTGTCGCGCCGTTCGACTGACCGAGACGCTGTGTTGTCTCGATGGACTCATTAAAAACCATAGTTGTTTTGTCGTCAACAACAATAGTTGTATTTATGGTTGCATTGGTTTTATTTGGTTGTATTTGAAAGGAATTTATTTTTAAGAAATGTTTGGTGGCGGGGATTGGACAATAAAAAACCCCGCCGGAGCGAGGTTTTTATGGTGGAGCGGTATTTATCGATTCTGACTTTTCAGGTAGTCGGATATTTCCTTGGCTGCCGCACACTGCGCCTTCAGCTCATTGTTCATTTTTGCTTTAACTTCGTCAGAGCTGCTCTCGCAACCGGCATCAAGTGAAGTAATATTGTAAACCGCCAACATCGTAGCTTGGACTGCTACTTTGCACTGATCTGGCTGCGCGTGGTCTTTACAGATTGCAGAAGGCGATTGCTTTAACTGATCAAGAGCTGACTCTTCAGCAATGGCTGCCAGAGGGGCCAGAAATAACATTGCCCATAATAATTTCTTCATAAGTGGTTCCCTACCAGATTGTTGAAGTCCAAAACATTCTTCCGATGACCTGAACGCTATCAAGATCCGCCTCTTCGTCTGGATGCTCGATGTGATTGAAGCTACGAATGCTCAGCCTGTTCGGGCCAACTCGATAAAGTATTTTCAAGCGGTTCCATCCATCCTGACTAATGGCATAGACCTTGCCATCCACGATCTTTTTGTCGTTGATGTTGATAGCTACCGTGGTCCCTTCAGGGATGACTGGCTCCATGCTGTTCCCGTGGGCAGGGAAGCACAGGACACTTTCTCTGTGTGCATTTACACGCCGCAAAGTAGCTTTAGAAAAGCGTAGTTTGTAGCCGTTATAGTCTTCGCGTGGGAATGTCCCATCGCCGCAGGCCAGCTCAATATCCTTTAGAAATGGCACTTCTACCTCGTCGTCAGGTAATGGGGTTGAATTATCCCAAGGCTCAACGGTGCCCCACTGATCGGACGGTGGGATGGCTTCATCATGCCCAGCGAGAAGCATAGCGCCTTCCCCGGAGCTCAACCATTCAGGCTTTACCTTTAACGCATTTGCCAGCTCAACAAGCTTCGTGGTTTGGTTGGCTTTTCCTGTCTCTATTTTCTGGATAGCTGCCTGGCTAACCCCGACCAGATCCCCGAGAGCCTTTTGCGTAAGGCCTCGTAATGTCCTGGCTTCCTTCAATCTTTCAGCGAGTGTCGTTTTCATACGCGCAATGTACAACCATGGTTTTATTCCATCAAACGAAAATGGTTGTTGACTAAATACAACCATAGTTTTATTCTTCATTCATATTCACTACGGAGGTTGTTATGAACCCAACCATTAAAACCGCTATTACCATCGTCGGCTCTCAAAAAGCCCTGGGTGAAGCGTGCGAAGTGTCGCAGCAGGCGGTTTACAAGTGGCTACACAACAAAGCAAAGGTTTCTCCGGAGCATGTGAACAGCATCGTAAAAGCAACTGGTGGCGAGATTCAGGCATACCAGATTCGCCCCGACTTACCGACGCTGTTCCCGTCACCGGCCGACAACAATGCCGCCTAATCGGCGGCCCTAACCACGAAAGGGAAAGCAATGCATTCACTTGCGTATCAACACAATACCGGAATACATCCGGGAGCGATGATAAACCGCGCTCAAGCTAAAGCTGAGCCAGACCACGAAAAGATCCGCGATGCGGTCCGTGCCTGGTCGTCGGCGCTGGACAATCAGGACGTAGTGTCAGCGCTGATCATCAACGAATACCGGGAACAGGGCGGGACCGCTATCAGCTTTCCGGACGACATCAGCCGTGCGCGCCAGAAGCTGTTTCGCTTCCTGGATAACCGTTTTGACTCCGATCAGTACCGCGAGAACGTCCGTCAGCTGACTCCCGCAATCATGGCCGTCCTTCCACTGGAATTTCGCAACCGCCTGGCACCGCAGAACGACACGATGTCGCTGATCGCCTCTGCGATGAAAGAGTGTGCCGAGGCTAAGCAGGCCGTGCTTCTGGACGCTCCAGAGCATCAGAAGCTGAAAGAGGTGAGCGAGGGTATAGCGTCGCTGTTCCGCCTCATGCCGGAGCAGGTAGGACCGCTGATGACGATGGTCACTTCGATGTTAGGGGTTATGTGATGGGAAGTATCAAAAACGGCGAAAGCCAGTCTGCGTCAACAGAACTGGCCTTCAGATGCAAATCGTGTGCACTCATTGCAGGAGGAATAATGGCAAAAAATCCACGCTATTACCATACCGCTGTACATAAAAACATAACCCGCGACCGCTTCATCCGCTCGGTTAATCCGATTGTGGCAGAGAAGATGCGCGCCATCCTGGAAGAGCTGAAACGTAAGGAGAGTGGTCGTGGGTAACGTATCCAATTTAGCCGAAGCCAGAGAGGCCAGAAGGCTCCAAAAACCGCGTACGAATGGCGGTAAGGGGTTTGCCTTGCTGCACCGTAAAATTATGGATGTGCCGTTCTACAAGGACGCTGAAGCGGCTCATTTATGGGTTCACCTGCTCCTGCGCGCCAATCACGAACAGACACTGGTATCGACTGATGTCGGCGATGTGAACTGCGAACGCGGAGAGTTCATTACCGGGCGAAACACGCTGGCAATGGAAACGGGGTTGACCGCTGATCGCGTCAAATCACTGCTCCGTAAATTCCAGAACCTGGGCATGATCACCACCAAATCTAACAACCGTTTTACTGTTCTAAAAGTGGTCAAATATGACGAATATCAGTCAAATTTTTGTCCAGCCGATGTCCAGCCAGTGTCCAGCGCAAACGCAGTTATATCAATGCCTGTGGAGGTTGAGTGTCCAGCCGATGTCCAGCCAGTGTCCACAGATAACAATATATTAAATAACTTACTACCTAACGGTAGTAAGTATGTCGCAAATGACCAAAAACCCGCTGAAGAGAAAAAGTCCCGTTTGTCATGCGATGAAGTATGGCAATGCCTGAAAGACGAACTGCCTGAAGCCCGGGGATGGAGATGCCTCACTGATGAGCGACGCAATCTGATCCGCACCTTCTGGGGTAAGGCTAACAAGATTGCCCGCAACCTGGACGGCAAGCCGATGGATATGGACGGTTTCAGAAGCTATCTGCGCTACATCGCTCAGAACTGCCGCTGGATGCTTGAAGACCGACCAGACCAGAAATCCGGGAAGACATGGCGCCGCATGAAATTCGATAAGTTCCTGACCGAAAAGCTCTACATCGAAGTGCGCGAGGGGGATCGTGATGACCGCTGAATTTATGGCTGTACCACAAAACCTCGAAGCAGAGCAGAGCGTTATCGGTGGCCTGCTGCTGGATGATGACAACAGCGAGCGAGTCCAGAAGGTTCTGGCGATGCTCAAGCCTGAGTCGTTCTACAGCCGACCTCACCAGCTGATCTTTGCCGAGATGCGCCAGATGTTCCGCGACAACAAGCCAGTGGATGGCCTGACATTGTTCGACGCGCTTGAAGGCAAAGGGCTCGCGGATCAGGTAGGTGGCTTTGCTTACCTGGCGGAGATTGCCAAGAACACTCCAAGCGCTGCAAACATCGTGGCATACGCAGCATCAGTCCGGGAAGCCGCAATGGAGCGCTATGGCATCAACCGTCTGACCGAAGCTACTGAGCTGCTGTATTCCCGCAACGGCATGAGCGCTACGCAGAAGTACGAGGCCATTCAGGGTATTTTCACCCAGCTCGCAGACCATTCAAAAACCGGCAGCCGCCGTGGTTTGCGTTCATTCGGCGAGGTTATGGATGACTGGGTAGCGGATCTGGAGAAACGATTTGACCCTTCAGGCGAGCAGCGCGGAATGAGTACCGGTATCCCGTCACTCGACCGACTGCTGGCGCCGAAAGGTCTGGTTAAAGGGTCTCTGTTCGTAATTGGCGCAAGGCCAAAGATGGGCAAGACAACCCTTTACGGGCAGATGGCGATCAACTGCGCGAATCGTGAGAAAAAGCCAGCGCTTATGTTCAGCCTGGAGATGCCCAGCGATCAGATCCTCGAAAAACTGGTTGGGCAGAAGTCCGGCATTAACCCGAGCATTTTTTACATGCCAGCCACGGATGATGCTGATGACCAGTACCAGGGCGACTACGACGGCGACTTTAAGAAGGCGATCGCCACTGCCGGGCGACTGAGTGAAATCGACATGATGTACATCGACGACACCCCTGGCCTGTCACTGGCGCACATCGTTAGCGAAAGCCGCAGAATCAAACGCGAGAAGGGCTGCGTAGGCATGATTCTGGTTGACTACCTTACGCTGATGACAGCCGAAAAAGCCGACCGTAATGACCTGGCCTACGGGATGATCACCAAAGGCCTGAAGAATCTCGCCAAAGAGCTTGGCTGTGTCGTCGTGCTGCTGACCCAGCTCAACCGTGAACTGGAGAAGCGAGTGAATAAACGCCCGCTACCGAGCGATTCCCGCGACACAGGCCAGATTGAGCAGGACTGCGATTACTGGGTCGGGATTCACCGTGAAGGCGCATTCGATGACAGCGTGCCGCCGGGAGAGACAGAGCTACTTCTCAGGCTAAACCGCCACGGCAGCACCGGCACGGTTTATTGCAATCAGATTAACGGGGCAATTTACGACACAGACCAGCAGGCAGCCGCCGCAGAACGCCGCGGGCGTGAGCAGCAGCCGAAAAAGAAAGGGGGCTTCTGATGAAAGGCAAACAGGCAATTCTGCGTTATCTCGAAACGCACCGGACCTTCACTGCGAAGGATGTGGCTGCCGAGTGTGGCATGACCATCAACTGCATCACGAAGAACGCTCTCGAGCTGGAGAAGGTCAACAAGCTCGTGCGCATCAGCAAAGTCTGGCGAACAGTTACCTATCGGCTGGCCACGCCGGAAGAGCAGGATGGGACCGCGCGCAGCTGCACCAATGGAATATTCAACGAATGCCGCAACAGCGCGGCGATGAAGCGAGTATTGATGGTTTGGGGGAGGGTAGGGGTATGACAAACGTAAGCGCAGTAGAAAAAATGGCTGAATTAATGCAGCAGATGGAAGAGAACTCGCCGCGGGTGACCGCTCTCCAGTATTGCACGAAATTGGTTGGCAACAAATTGGAAGAGGCAGAAAAGCGTATTTCGGAACTTGAAGCCAAATGCGCGGCGCTGGCTGCGGAGAATGCGGGGCTGAAGTCGACATGTGATGATCGTCGCACGTTCATCATGAACGGTGTGCAACTTGGTTATATCAAAGTTCCGACAGTGGAAACCGACCCTGCACTCGAAACCATTCGCGTTGCGGTATCACCACAAGAACCAACCCCGTCGACCGACGCTTTCTTGGCTGAAGTGCGGGCACAGGGCGTGGATGCTGTTCGCAACGCACTGATTAAGTTTGTTGAGGATGAGGTCGGGCCAAATACAAACGTACCAGGTTTAATTCGCGGCGCAGAAGTTTGCGTAAGTATCGCCGCCCAACTTCGCAAAGGAGCCGCGCTATGAGCATCGCAACAATGATGAATACTGGTTTAGCTCTTATTGGGTGGTTATACATCATGTTTAAAGCCTGTGAATGGTTTATCGGTATCGCCTTTAAGCAATGGGTATCCAGAAAAAAGCAGGAAAAGAGACAGAAAGCTGTTAATGAGCTGTATGACGCATTCAACCTTTCTGAGATTGAGCCTGGCGAGTCCGTTCGGCTGGAAACAAAAGGCGACCTGACAATACTTATGTTTCGCAAGGAGGCAGCCCAATGACAGCACTCAACAAACAGGCGCTGATTGTTCCTGAGCGGAAAAGACATGACTGGAGTCAGTCGGTAATGCGAGATTGCAACTTTTGTAGCCAATGGTCGCTCACCGTTAAGCATGAAAATGGCGGATGCATATGCGCTAGTTGCTGCGATGCCGAATACACCGCTGAACTTAAAACCGCGCTTGAATCGGCGATTGGGCGCACTGAAGCCGCAGAGAAGCGCATAGCAGAACTGGAGGCGCGGACGGTGACCGTTAAATTACCAGCCGATTACCGTAACTCTGACGGCAACATCAACGCTGACATGTTTAACACCTGTGAAGTTGTTGGTGCATTTCGTGATGCGCTTGCCGCCGCTGGCATTGGCGTGAAGGGAGAGTGAGATGTCAATTACATCAGGATACTCAATTGATGCCTATTGCGACTGCGAACAATGCGTAACAAATATTGACCCTGTTGGTCGCTGGTGTCGCCAGGAAATGACCAGCGCAGCCGGAGAGACTTACGCAGAATGTGCCGCGATAATACGTAGCTATGGCTGGAAACTAAGCCGAAACAAGATGCATGCGCTGGCTCCTGGGCATAAGAAACCAAAATCATGGGGTAAATTATGACAACTAACCACCCGGCGCACGGTCCTGTATCACTCGATCGCCTGCGACAGATAAGCGAAATACTCAGCAAAGCCGCGGTACAAAGCGACGGCGGTAATATCGGCTACGCAATGGCTGATGCTGTGAAGGTGATTAATGAGGTGCTGGAATGCCGCAAGGCTGGCAAATGTCCAATAACCCAAGATGGTTATGTGATGGTCCCGAAGAAACTAACCGCTGAGAACGGCGCTAAGGGCGAGCTATCCGGTGAGTTTTCAGAAACGAAGTTTATAAACTGCCCGGAGTGTTTTGGCGAAGATGAATGCGAAACATGTGACGGTAGTGGAAGACTTGAAATTACCGTTCCTGTCACCTGGACGACCATCAAAGCTATTTGGGATAAAGGTGTCGAGCATTTCGAGGCTCTTTACGACATAGGTTACATACCAGGGCCGCCATTTTTCGCTACAACAGCTGGTGAATTTCACCCTACCCACTGGATGCCACTACCAGCAGCACCACATTTTCGGGAAATCAGTAATTCGTCAACCAACAATTGTCGGGAAAATGCGAAAACGTCAACCAACCAAGCAAGCCTAAACAGCAATGTGACGATAGATTGCTGGTGTCACACTTGCCGACCCGTAACGATGAGTGACATGCGCTTTGTCGTTTGCCCTGACTGCGGAAACAAGCGCTGTCCACATGCCAATGACCACAGGAATGCTTGCACTGGAAGTAACGAACCAGGACAGATTGGTAGCGCATATCCAGCAGCACCTCAGCAGGAGGTGAAGTGATGGCCAACCTGCAACTGGCAGTTAACGGTAAATACTTCGACCAGATGAAGTCTGGTGAGAAAACAGAAGAGTATCGCCTGGTTAATCCGTACTGGGGCCGCCGCATCCACGGCAAAGACTATGACCGCCTGATCATCACCCGTGGTTATCCGAAGCGCGATGATATGAGCAAGCGTATCGACATCCCGTATGACGGATACGAAATTAAGGTGATAACTCATCCTCACTTCGGTGACAAACCTGTGAAGGTGTTCGCTATCAAGGTGAATATCGATGGCTAAATCCGCAGCAGAACGCAAAGCCGCGTAGTGATGTATAATCCCCTCAAGCCATCGAGGGGATTCTTATGTCTGACTGGAACATCGCAGCAAAACCAAAAGAAGAGCAGGACAAGGTTAACGTTGACCTTGCCGCCAGTGGTATCGCGTACAAAGAGCGCATGAATATGCCAGTTATCGCTGAACAGGTAGCCCGTGATCAGCCAGAGCATCTGCGTGAATACTTCATGGAACGAGTGCGCTTCTACCGCGAGCAGAGCCTGACCCTTCCTAAAGCATCCGATCCGCGCTATCTGGATATGGCTGCGCAGAACGAGAAAAAGTAATGGGGTGCTTAATTATTGCTGGTATAAATTTTTATATGCTGGCAGAAGGTGAATCATACCCAACCCCTAACATCGGCAACAATTACTCCGTTTCTTACGTGGTTTTCCCTTACGAAGGCAAATGGGTCGCTCAGAAGCTTCGTAAAGGCGGTCGTTGGATAGATATAACAGACAAGCGATTCGACACCGAAAACGAGGCTTTCAACTTCACATACGAATACGCATTCACGCACAAAGACCGACACAATTTTTAATCCGCGCAACAGAAAGCAACGTTTGATTTCCAATAATCAACAAGCCATAATCATTTCATCGGAGCCTGAACAACTCCGGTGACTTCTGCGCATTTAAGGGGACTTAAATGCGACCACAATCTGAACTCTCCACTTTGTCACAGATGCAGAAATGCACCTGTGATTTTCTGCATGCTGCGGTTTCCGTTAAGGGGGCCGTATGACTCTGCCAGTAGACGGCATCAAACTCCATCGCGGCAACTTCGCAGCTATCGGTCAGCAGATTCAGCCATTGCTGGATACCGGGCAATGCTTCCGCCTGCAAGTAAAGCCGTGGCGCGAGAAGCGCAGTCTGTCGCAGAACGCGCTCAGTCACATGTGGTACACGGAAATCAGCGAGTACCTCATTGCCCGCGGCAAGACTTTCGCTACTCCTGAGTGGGTCAAAGACGCGATGAAGCACACCTATCTCGGCTACGAAAGTAAAGACCGTGTGGACGTTGTGTCAGGAGAGGTAACCACGGTTCAATCCCTTCGCCATACCGCAGATCTGGAAACCGGCGAGATGTACATCTTCCTGTGCAAAGTCGAAGCCTGGGCGATGAATATCGGCTGCCACCTTACCATCCCGCAGAGCTGCGAGTACCAGCAGTTGCGCGATAAGCAGGAGGCATAATGGCTAACCTCATCAATCGCGTCATGAACGGCGGCATTTACAAAGTGCCAAATCGCAGCAAGCGTAAGCCGGAACCAAACCCTTCAGAGATCCCAACACTTCTCGGCTATACCGCCGGTCTTGTCGATAAGAAATGGCTGCGTCTCGCGGCACGGAGGAAGCACGTATGAGCATCTATCAACGCATTAACGGCGCTGACTGGCGCAATGTCTTTGTCGTCGGAGATCTCCATGGGTGCCACACGCTGCTGATGAATGAGCTCGACAAGGTTTCGTTCGACCCAGCGCGTGATTTGCTGATCTCAGTTGGCGACCTTGTTGACCGCGGCGCGGAAAACGTCGAGTGCCTGGAACTGATTACTATGCCTTGGTTTCGGGCTGTGCGCGGTAACCATGAGCAGATGATGATTGACGGCCTTTCAGAGTACGGAAATGTCAATCACTGGCTGGTAAACGGTGGTGGTTGGTTCTTCAATCTCGACTATGACAAAGAGGTGCTGGCTAAGGCTCTGGTTCACAAAGCCACTGAGTTACCACTTATCATCGAGCTGGTTACCGGCGACCGTAAAATTGTCATCTGCCACGCTGACTACCCGTACAACGAATATTCTTTCGACAAGCCTCTTCAGAAAGATATGGTCATCTGGAATCGTGAGCGAGTTAGCGATGCGCAGGACGGCATTGTCTCAGAAATCGCTGGTGCGGATCTGTTTATCTTCGGCCACACACCGTCACGCAAGCCACTGAAGTATTCAAACCAGATGTACATCGACACCGGCGCCGTGTTCTGCGGAAACCTCACCATTGTACAGGTGCAAGGTGGTGAACATGCGTAAACCAGCACGACGCAAATGCGCCCACTGCCGAGAATGGTTTCACCCGGTACGAGAAGGGCAGGTAGTTTGCTCGTTCGAGTGCGCCAGCGCGATCGGCAAAGAACAGACTGCAAAATCCCGTGAAGCATCTAAGCAGAAGGAATCGCAACGTCAGCGCGCCGAAGAGAAGGCAGACCGCCAGCGGCGCGCTGCGCGTCGCAATGAGCTGAAGCCGATCCGTCACTGGGTTCAAATGACTCAGCGTGCCTTCAACGACTGGAGGCGCGAAATGCTGCTGGCCGCCGGTTACGGCTGTATCTCTTGCGGAACCAAGACCGCTTTTGCCTGGCATGCCGGGCATTACCGCACCACGGCAGCCGCTCCACAGCTTCGCTTTAATCCGGACAATATCTGGCTCCAATGCTCCGCGTGCAACGTGCACAAGTCCGGGAACATCGAGGCGTACCGTGCTGCCCTTGTCGAGATGATTGGCGAAGAGCGCGTACTGGCGCTGGAATCCAACAACGAAACCCACCGATACACCCGTGAAGAGCTGGATGGCATCCGCGCCAAGGCCAGGGCAGACCTTCGCACACTCAAACAGCAGGAGGCAGCATGATTAAAATCCAATACCCAATGACTACGGCGGCTATTTTCGATGATGTTGTCTACCCGATGCATTTAGATCATGCCGACAAGGTTAAGCAAGAAATGGAAGGCGCTGTTAACTGGTTCTGCCGGTGGTGCAATGAAGAGAAGACAGTTGTGAAAGCACGGGTTCTGGTTAGTTGCTGGGGTCAATATCTGAGCTATGCGCAAGTCATGGAGGTGGCAGCATGAAGCCAGAAACGATCGAGATACTCCGAGCGCGTTGGCAGCGCCTCCGGATTTACCGCCGCCCGGGCTCCGTGCTGGTGGATTACCGCATCCTCCGTAACTTCGTTCGCATCTATCACTCTGCAGGAGCCGCATAATGAATAGCCAGCAACTGGAATACGTACGTCAGCAGCTCATTGTGGCGACCGCAGATCTGAGCGGGGCGACGAAAGGGCAACTGGTAGCTTTTGCTGAGAGCGCGCAATTAACCGCGACGGCGCGCAGCCGGGGAAGGAAAAAGGTATTTAGCGAGATCAGGCAGAAGATGGTTAACCCGGACGGTCCGCCGATGAGCGGTAGTCAGTCACGCGCCAAAGGCTCATCCATCGTGCTTGTCAGCCCGGTAGAGTACGGGACCGCATCCTGGCGCCGCGCCGTGCTGTCATTGGAAGAGCACCAGAAAGCATGGCTGCTCTGGAACTACAGCGAGAACATCCGTTTTGAGTACCAGGTGGCGATCGCCAAGTGGGCGTGGGCTGAATTCATGGGCCAACTCGGCGCGAAGAAGGTGGCTGGCAAGACGATGGAACGCCTGAAGAAGCTTGTCTGGTTAGCGGCGCAGGACGTCAAAGCAGAGCTGGCGGGCAAGGATGTGTATCAGCACCAGGACCTGGCGGCTCTGTGCGGAGTTAAACCTGATAACTGGTGCCATAACTATGCCGACTACTGGCGGTCCATGTGTGCCATCTTTAAGCGTCTTGATGGCGATTCTCTTCTCTGCACTGTGAGAACACGATCACAACAAAAAGCTACTTTTTCGCAGCAGGGTATTGCAAAAGTCAATTAAATAGCATACATTTCATGTAAATCTGATATCGTCGCCATAGCTTCGTAGGTCGACAAAAAAATTAACAGCCTCGCCATTGTGTGGGGCTTTTTATTTACCTGTAGCTCAGCGGACAGAGCATCTGCCTTCTAAGCAGTTGGTCGCTGGTTCGAATCCAGCCGGGTGAACAAAGCCCCAGCCAGGGTATCTTCAGCCGCAGAGCTGACATTGCCACACCCTCATATTCCCGCCGCGAGCGGGTTTTTTATTTCAGGCCCCGGGAATCATCATCGACATGTCTCGTTGTTAAATCCAGCCCGAGGGCCTGACCCCTTACTACAAACAGCACCCCGTTCCTTCGGAGGTGATATGGCTAAACGTATGCAAGATAAAGAGAGCATTGCCGGGTTGTCCTGGATTGTCGTTCTTGTGCTCGCCTGTTGGGGCGGCCTTGTACGCTACCTGATAGACGTGAAACAGAACAAGGCGACATGGAGTTGGATAAATGCGCTTGCTCAGATCGTCGTCTCCGGATTCACCGGTGTTATTGGTGGGCTGGTCAGTGTTGAAGGCGGGTTGAGTTTCTACATGATTCTGGCAGCGTCTGGTATCAGTGGTGCGATGGGTTCCGTGGCACTGACTTACTTCTGGGAACGTCTGACGGGGATGAAGAATGCAAACAATTAACCCTCAGCGTAAAGCGTTTCTCGACATGCTGGCATGGTCAGAAGGTACGGACAACGGACGGCAACCAACTAAAAACCACGGTTACGACGTAATTGTTGGCGGCTCCCTATTTACCAGTTATGCCGACCATCCCCGCAAGTTAGTAACGCTGAATCCGAAGCTGAAATCTACAGCTGCCGGGCGCTATCAACTACTGGCGCGTTACTGGGATGCGTATCGCAAGCAGCTCGGACTGAATGATTTCTCTCCAGATAACCAGGACGCTGTCGCGCTCCAGCAGATTAAAGAGCGCGGGGCGCTGCCTCTGATTGACCGTGGCGACATTCGCCAGGCTATCGATCGTTGCAGCAATATCTGGGCATCACTTCCCGGCGCTGGTTACGGCCAGTTCGAACATAAAGCCGATGCTCTGATTGCTAAGTTCAAGGCTGCCGGTGGGAAAGTTAACGAGCCTGCATCATGAACACGGTCATCATCTCATTGGTGAAAAAGCTTTGGCTTCCCGCTGTCATCCTGGCTGTAATTGCTGTGCTGTCGTGGAAGGTTAACCACTACCGCGACAACGCCATCACCTACAAAGACCAGCGCGATAAGGCCACCAAGAATCTCAGCCTGGCTAACGCCACCATAAAAGATATGCAGGTGCGCCAGCGTGATGTCGCTGAGCTGGATGCCAAATACACGAAGGAATTGTCCGATGCGAAAAAAACCATTAACGATTTGCGTCGGGATGTCGATTCTGGCGCTAAACGGCTGCGCATCGCCGCAACCTGCCCTGGAGTGTCCAAAGCCACCTCCTCCACCGGCGTGGATGATGCAGGAACCCCCGAACTTACTCCAGACGCTCGACGGAATTATTTCGATCACCGGGACGGAATCGAAACCGTTAACAAAATGATTCACGGCATGCAGGAATACATCGATACGCAGTGCCTGAAATGATCTGTGTAACCCCGCAAGGATGGTGATCACATCTTGCTGACGGGTAAGCCGTAAGTGGCTAAGCACTTCTGAGAAGCAGGGCAACAGCTGCGACTGAATGCAATTTCAATTTTTAGCGAGATAAGTCGATGGACAATCTACAAAAAATGAAGGTGTTCTATGTGCGAGCACTCCTCGCTGTGGCATCTGGAAATCCAAAGCCTGAAGATGTGACAACTGCGGAATACGCAAAGAGCGTGTCTGATTTAGCGTGGGAGTTAGCAGAGCAGGTCAACTCTATGAATTGTACTGATTTCATTCAGGTTGGTGATTCATGCCAGACATCTACCAAATCACGCTAACCACCCAAACAGGCGAAACATTCACGGGCAAGATGTCACGACGTCAGCCTGAACTGGTTAACGGATTTGTTCCGCTGGCGACAGAGACTGGCGAGTGGCTGTATTTCGCACCTGCCGATGTGAAGCGCGTGCAGTTCACGCCAGTACCAGATGAGAGAGAATCAGAGGAAGCCACATCATGACAACGACAATAGGCCCTATAACCTTGACTCTTGATATGAGAGAGCAGGTTGCACGTTCGCGTGAAGTGCTTGATGAGTTGCAGCGTAGGGTGAGTGAGCTTAGCCCTCGAATTTCAGAGGAAGACGCGCTACGCACTCTCCTTCTCGACATGACCTTTGATTACCTGAAGGCCAAGAATCAGGTAGAGCAAACAACGGAGTAACCCATGGCTAACGATGACGAGCGCAGGCCATATCCGCCAGTTAACTTCATCGGCTCCGACAACTGGCAGCCATACACCAGGCTGATCCCCGCTAACGAAGTGCATGAGTGGATAAACCAACAAATCCTCAGCGATGCCGGCAGCATCCATAACCCTGACCACGCCCACCTGTTAGAGGCGGATCTCTGCTTCATGTGGGCGTCTGACTCGTTCGCGAAGAAAGGTCGCTTCGTTCTCGGGCAGGCCGAACAGGTAATGCTCCGCGCCGGTGGGTGGCAGAAAGCCAGAATGGAACAGCAGATGTATGAATGGTTCGGGCGCATCCCGAAGTTCATCATTACGCTGGCAGCCGACTACTGTACGCAATGCAGCGACCTTGAGTTCTGCGCGCTGGTAGAGCACGAGCTTTACCACATCGCCCAGGCAACCGATGATTTCGGCGCGCCTAAGTTCAACAAAGAGACCGGGCAGCCGGTACTGACATTGCGCGGCCACGACGTCGAAGAGTTCGTTGGTGTAGTGCGTCGGTACGGTGCCAGTGCCGACGTGCAAGAACTGGTGGACGCAGCCAATCAACCTGCAGAGGTGGCAAAACTTAACATCGCCAGAGCGTGCGTGACGTGCATGCTGAAACTGGCATAACTTTAGAATGCTTTGGAAGGATGGTGATTTATGGCTGCACTAAAACCAGAAGTGAAAGCCGCCATCGTTCAAATGCTTGCGTGCTATGACACCCTGTCGATTGTTGTTGAAGCTATCCAGAAAGATTACGGGATAAAAGTCACTCCGCAGCAAGTCGAATCGCATGACCCGACGAAGGTAAGCGGTAAGGGGCTGGCTAAAAAGTGGGTTGACCTTTTCAACTCCACTCGCGAACGCTTCCAGAATGAAATCTCAGACATTCCGATCGCCAATAAGGCGTATCGGCTTCGCGTCCTGGATCGCATGATGACCAATGCCGAGAAGATGCGAAACATGGCATTGGCTGCCTCGCTGATGGAGCAGGCTGCCAAAGAGTGCGGGGATGCGTACAGTAACAAACAGAAGGTCGAGCACACCAGCCCGGACGGCAGCATGTCACCGAGACCGACGACAATTCGCCTGGTAGGAGTTGACCCAGCCAATGGAAAGCCAAGTTGACCTCCAGATACCAGCCAAGTTAGTACCAGTATTCGCTACTGAGGGTATCCGCTACCGTGGCGCTCATGGCGGTCGCGGTTCTGCAAAGACGCGCACATTTGCACTGATGAGCGCCGTTAAAGCGTACCAGGCAGCAGAGAGCGGTTTGAGTGGCGTCATTCTTTGCGCGCGCGAGTTTATGAACTCCCTCGAAGAGTCGTCGATGGAGGAGGTTAAGCAGGCAATCAGGTCAGTTCCTTGGCTGGATGATTACTTCGATATTGGCGAAAAGTACATTCGCACTAAAAACCGCAACGTCAGCTACGTGTTCTGCGGCCTGCGCCATAACCTCGACAGTATTAAGTCAAAGGCGCGCATTCTGGTTGCCTGGGTTGATGAGGCTGAGTCGGTATCGGCGACGGCCTGGAAGAAGCTGCGCCCGACGGTGCGAGAAAATGGCTCTGAAATCTGGGTGACATGGAACCCGGAGAAAGACGGCAGCGCTACTGACAAGCTCTTCAGAAAGAACCCGCCGAAAAGCTCGATGATTGTCGAGATGAACTACAGCGACAATCCGTGGTTCCCGGAGGTGCTCGAAGAGGAGCGTCTCGAAGACCTTGAAAACCTCGATTACGCCGATTACGCATGGATCTGGGAAGGCGCTTATCTGGAGAACTCCGATAAGCAGGTGCTGGCGAATAAATACGTCGTACAGAGCTTTGCTGATGACCTGTGGCAGAAAGCTGAACGGTTGCTGTTTGGCGCCGACTTCGGCTTCGCGAAAGACCCCAGCACGCTCATTCGCATGTTCATTCTGGAAAGCAATCTCTATATCGAATACGAGGCATACGGCAATGGCGTAGAGCTCGATGACATGTGGAAGTTCTACGCTGGCAAAACCGATGCCACGGCGAAACAGCTTGAAGACTGGAAGGTCACCGACGAAGCGAAATTCCCCGGCATACCTGAGGCTCGTAAATGGCCCATTAAAGCCGATAACTCGCGACCGGAAACCATTAGCCATATCAAGGGGCAGGGCTTCAATATTTCGGCCGCCCAGAAATGGCAGGGCAGCGTAGAGGACGGCATAACCTGTTTGCGAGGCTTCAAGAAAATAATCATCCATCCACGCTGCAAAGAGACGGCGAAAGAAGCTCGGCTCTACTCGTATAAAACTGACCGGATCACTGGCGAAGTTCTGCCGGTTATCGAGGACAAGAATAACCACTGCTGGGATGGCGTACGCTACGGTCTGGATGGGTATATCAAGCACAAAGCGCAAGTCGGCGCAGTATTCTTCTAAGGAGCATCGCCAGTGAGCGAACAAGATAACGGCCTTCAACTGGCCGTGAACAACCTCGCCACTGAAATGAGGCGAGCGAATTACCTGAATGCCATCGGCATCGGTGGCGGGAACACAAAGCGCCCGACCCTTTACCAGGAATTTGGCTACCCGCGCACGATCACCTTCAACGACTTCTACAACATGTATCGCCGTAACGCCGCTGGCTTCGCTGTGGTGCATCGCCTGCTGGATGGTTGCTGGCAGGACTATCCGGTCATAGTTGACGGTGATGAAGCGCAGGAGGCGGAGAAAACAAACGCCTGGGAAAAGAAAGTCACCAAGTTCATGAAGAAGTTGTGGCCGAAGGTGAAGGACGCCGATCGCCGCAATATGGTCGGTAGTTACTCTGCGTTGCTGCTGCAGGTGAAAGACAATAAGCCGTGGAACGAGCCAGTAGATACCAAGCTGGTGAAATCCCTGGGCGAGTCAGCGCTGGTAAAACTTATCCCGGTGTGGGAGCCGCAGTTAACCGTCGCCGAATGGGATAACGACCGTAAGTCTGAAACGTTTGGCCAGCCGAAGATGTTCAACTTCAATGAGCAGCCGGTCGGTGATGAGCCTTTTGTCGGGCCGTTACGCGGAGAGCCGGTACACCCGAGCCGCGTCATCCTCTTCTGCGAAGGTTCTGAAGACGACAACGTCCTGTCTGGCATCCCGCTGCTGGAGGCTGGTTTCAACAAAGGCCTCGATATCGAGAAGATTTCTGGCGGTGGTGCTGAGGGCTTCCTGAAGAACGCCAGTCGTCAGATCGCCGTAGAGTTCAGCAAAGAAACCGATATGAACACGCTGGCAGATCAGGCCAAAAAGGCTGGCTATGCCGATCTCGGTGAAGCGATGGGCGACAAGGTCAATAAGCTGAACCGCGGCACTGACGCTGCAGCTGTCATGCAAGCCGGGCAGATGCACGTTCTGAGCGTTACACCAGGCGACCCGGGTCCGACCTGGGAAGTCACCGCGAACGAACTGGCAGCCTCTGTGCAAATCCCGTTCACCATCCTGTTCGGCCAGCAGACCGGGCGACTGGCGAGTGACGAGGACAAAACGGACTGGGCTATCCGTCGAAACACGCGGCGTAATGGCTTCCTGACAGACCGCATCACCGCGCTGCTGGAGCGTTTCTGGACGCTTGGGATTATCGACCCACCGACCAAAGGCGAAGTCACTATCTCGTGGAGTGACCTGCTGGCGCCAGGTGAGAAAGAGAAAATCGAGAACGCTTCGAAACTGGCCGACATTGTACAGAAAACATCTGGCTTCTATGGTGGAGAACCTCCATTTACTGCCAATGAGCTGCGCGAAATTGTTGGCCTTGACCCGCTTCCTAAGCCAAAAGAACCACCGAAACCGGATGAGAAGGTGACTACCGATGATCCACTGGCCGATGACACCAGAACAGACGGCAAAGGTGGGGCTGCCGATAGTTCCGCGCAGCAAGGTTGACCCGACGCGATCGGCAAAACAGGTCACCGCGATGTTCCGGGATATCGAGGACCGGTATCTCGGCATCAAGCGTGCGCTTAAATCCATGTTTGACCAGCGCATGACCGGGCGGGAGCGTGAGGCGAATAGCCATAACTGGCACTTCCTGTGCCACGACAACGGCGCGGATCTGCGGCTTTACCAGGTCAACGCTGGCAAGTTCATCTATGACATGTCGGCGCAGGAACTGGCTGACCTGCTGGAAGCGGTACAGGGCATTCTTGATGATTACCTGCTGGACGGTGGCGAGCAAAACCTGTGGGCGATGGATTACGTCGTCGCAGAGGCGCAGCGCGGCACGCTGGAGGCCTTCAATAACCTATCGCAGCAGTCGCAGGTGTACGCCAGCCAGACTACGTTACAGCAGCTGTTAAGCAGCCCCGGTCATCTTAATCAGGTGGCGGCGGCCAGGCTGACAACGTTCAGCGACTGGAAAGTAATCAGTGAGACTGCTCGAGGCGACCTGACAAACATCATCACCGATGCTGTAGCGCGCGGGGTAAATCCTCGCGAGACGGCCAGCGTCATCAGCAAGCGCCTGGATGTGTCGATGTCGAAGGCAAAGACCATCGCTCAGACTGAGCAGGTCGGCGCCCTGCGGCAGGCACAGTGTAACGAAACGGACTGGGCTGCTGACAGACTGGGGCTGAATACCGGCCTGCTGTGGCTGTCGGCGCTCAAACCGACGACGCGCACATGGCATGCCAGCAGACACGGAAAGGTCTACACCACCGAAGAAGTGCGGGACTTCTACGCTGAGAACGGCAACCGGTACAACTGCTATTGCAGCCAGATTCCGGTACTGCTCAACGATGACGGCAGCATATTCAACGAAGGGCTGGCTGATAAGCTGTCGAAAGAACGCAAACAGTGGACCGCTAAGGAGGCTGCGTGAGCAACCCTATTCCGAGAGAAGCCCCGAGAGATATCAATCATGGCCGCCTGTTCACTGAGGCGCAAATCAGAGCCGCTTTCGTGAAGTGGTGTGATGACTACAAGCAAAACCCTGATGCTTATCAGGATGGTGACTCCACCGAAGGGGAAGCCTGCGCAGATTACCTGATTCAGGTTATGACCGAGAATTAACCCAACTGAGGACGCAACGTGAAGCTATCCAGCATCCACGTTAAATCCCTCGCCATCAACGCCTCCAACATCTCAACGACCACCATCAACGGCCAGGAACACTACGTCATTCGTGGTGCGGTCCCGATCGTCGATGACATCGTGATGAATGGCGGCCTGTACCCGGCGGAGGAGATTAACAACAGCTACCAGACGATGGAGCGCAAGTTAATGCCGATCGGCCATCCGATGGTGAACGGCAAATACGTCAGCGCCAACGACCCACAGGCGGTCAACGATTATTACGCAGGGGCATGGGCTCAAAACGTCAGCAAGGCCAACGACAAAGTCGTGATGGACGTTTACGTCAATAAGGCTGTGGCAGACACCAAGCCTGACGGAAAGCGCCTCATTCAGCGCCTTGACGACATGATTTCCGGCAATAACGCCGACCCGATTCATGTCTCTACCGGTCTGCTGCTGAACAAAGAGAAAAAGGCCGGAGAGTCGAAGCAGAAGAAATACTCCTGGGTCGCTCACAACATGCAGTTCGACCACATCGCGATCCTGCTTGATGAGCCCGGCGCTGGCACGCCGGATGAAGGCGTCGGCATGTTCGTCAACGCTGACGGGCAAGAGGCTGATGTTGAATCGACGAGCCTCATTGATGCCGCTAATAGCATGAAAGACGGCTGGTGGAACAAAGTGAAGTTCTACATCAGCAACGCGTCAGAGATGTCCTTCGACGACATTTACCAGGCGCTGCGTATGTCCATCAAGCAGGATGACAAAAAGTGGCGCTACGTTGTCAGCGTCTGGCCTGACCATTTCGTTTACGAAGAGGATGGCGAAAACACCAAGCCGAAACTCTTCGACCAGAAGTACCTCATCTCTGACAAGGTCGTAACGCTTGTCGGCGATCCAGTAGAAGTCGTGCGCAAACCAACTGAGTACGAAGTCAAAACCAACGGAGAAACAAACCCGATGAAAGAGAAGATGATCGCCGCGCTCAATGCCGCAGGCGTTAAAACCGAGGGGCTGACCGACGATCAGGTCTGGGATGCCTACAACCAGCAGATGCAAAAGAAAGATGGCGGAGGCGACCCGGGCCAGGCTCAGATTAACTCTGACGCAATTACCGCAGCAGTTAACGCTGCCATCACGCCGCTGAACGACAAGCTTAGCAAGCTGGAAACTCAGTTGCAGGCTAACGCAGAAAGCGACCTGAAAACCAAGCGTGATGCGGTTAAAGCGAAATTCTCGTTCATGACCGAAGCGGCGATCAACTCGCTGACTGGCGATGCGCTGAACGACATGTATTCGCAGTGCCAGACCAGCACCGGTCTGAACCCTTCTTTCCAGCAGGTCAATGCTGAAAATGACCAGTGGAAAGGCTACGACCTCAACGCTGGCATCGATCAGGAGAAAAAATAATGGCTAACGTCATCTATCGTGGACCGGTCGAGCGTGAGCCGGAAACTATTAACCTGCCAGTTTCGGCAGCACTCACGCCTGGCGTTGCGGTGAAGGTTTCTTCCGGGAAGCTTGCCGTAGCAACTGATACCACTGGCCGCTGGCTGATTCTTGGTAATCGCCGCTTTGTAGGACAGGCCATCACTACTGCTTACGCAGCGAACGAAACCGGTGTGGCGTATCGCGTTGAAGGCGAGCAGGAATACAACGTTCGCCTGGCGGCAGCCGCTTACACAGTAGGCCAGGAACTGACAGTCGGTGCTGGTGGCGTATTCAAAGCGGCCGCAACCGGCAACCAAGTCGTCGCAACGTTCGACGAAAAAGCAGGGCGCACTCTGGCGGCGGAAGGTTTCGCTGACGTGGTGATCCTCTCCACTCCGTACGCCAAGGCATAAGGAAAACAAGAATGTTAAAGTTTACTCCACAACAGCAGGCGCTGATTATCAACGCCCGTCGCCGCTGGGACATGATGCAGCGCAATATGGCTGCGCAGCATGGCTTCGCAGTCAACGATGCGAGCGGTCAGTTTATTGCGTTTGATGAGCTCGTCGGTAACGCCTCAGTGCTGCCGAAAGATGTCTGGGGCGAATGGGACCGCTCGGCGATTACCGTTCAGCGCGACGTGCTGTCAGTGTTCAATGACCTGGCAGCCAGCGTGTCACGCCCGATGGCGCTCGGTAAAATCGTGCACTACTTCATGACTCTGTCCGATTCAGGCGATGTAAACATCAGCCTGGATGGCCGCGGCAAGGCGAAGGGCGATCAGCCTGTCATGGATTACGAAGGCACGCCGCTGCCGATCATCGATAGCGAGCTGACTTTCGGCTGGCGCCAGATGCTGGCAGCCCAGACTGAAGGCTACTCTCTGGATAGCGACGCCATCTCCAACCATCAGCGCAAAGTGGCTGAGAAGCTGGAAGACATGGTGTTGAACGGTGATCCAAACATCAACGTCGGGGGCGCGACTATTTACGGTCTGCGCACTGCACCAAATCGCGGTACCGGCACCCACGGCCTGACCCTGAATGGCGCTACCGGTGCGCAGTGGGTTGCCGCCATCACCAACCTGATTAACCTGCTGCATACCGAAAACTTCTATGCGCCGGTGACCATTTACCTGAACTACAAAGACTGGTTCTACGCGTCAGTGAATGACTACGCGGCGAACTATCCGAAGACCATTCTGGCCCGCATCATGGAAATCCCTGGTGTTGCGGCGCTGGTTCCGGCTTCGAAGGTTCCGACCGATGAACTGCTGGGTGTGGTTAAACGTCCGGACGTTGTGCAGATCCTCAATGGTATGCCGATGACCATGCGCCCGAAAGCCCGCCAGAATCCGGAAGACGATTATGTCTTCTCCGTACTGGCTGCGGCTGCACCTCAGTTCAAACACGACGCTAATGGCCAGGCCGGTTACGTCCAGTTGACCAAAGCATAATTCATGGGGCTCAGGCCCCATCTTTTTTACGGAGGCCGTATGGCTGGTAAAGAACAAAAATGGCTGCTCACCCACGACAGCCACGAATTGAAAAAGGGTGAAGTCTACAAAGGCGAGACTCTTCCACTTTGGCTGGTAGGTAAAGCCATCCCGGTAAGCGATCAGGTTCTGGAAGTGGCGACCACAGCCGACGTTCAAAAGCTGCAGGCTGACCTCGACGAGGCCAATGGCAAAGTGGAGTCGCTGACCGCTGACAACGCGAAGCTGCAGGCTGAACTCGGCGAGGCTCAGAAACAAATCGACGAGCTGAAGAAAAAGGCGAAATAACCATGGCACTTCGCGAGTTCGATAACCCGTCTAAATCCCGCCATGAGCTGGATGAGCAAACCAAAGGTAAATAACCATGGCTGACCCAATCACAGCGGCAGACGTGCAGGAGTTCCTCGGTGAATTGGGTTACTCCATTCCGGGCGCGCTGCTGGATCCTATTCTCTGTGTGGTGAACAAGATTATCCCGTGCCTTGATGGTGCAGGGTATGACGACTGCACCGCGAAGCTGATCCTGATGTACGCCGCAGCATTGATGGCTACGTCTTCCGGCGCGCGGCGAATCAAATCGCAGGGTGCGCCGTCTGGTGCGTCACGTTCGTTTGAATATGGCGACGACAGCATTACCTGGCTGCGCGACTCTCTGGCGAAACTCGATACCAGCGGATGCACCGGCGAGTTGCCGATCAGCGCTGGTAACAGCGTCGGTCTGTTCATGGTGGTCGGGGGCTGCTGATGACGTACAAATCAGTTAAGCACGGGCTGCCTCGTTCGTTCACCAACGTCTGGGTGATGACAGACACCGGGCGGGAGACTACCGGCTACGTTAAATCTGATGGCGAGTGGTTCATCAACTGCGCGCGTATCCGGGCGACTGGCGCGAAGGTTTTACGCTGGAAGGAGTGAAATATGGCGACTGTAAAAAGCATGGTTAGCGCGTTGAATGTGACGGTAGTTTTCCGCGTTGCTGGAGAAGTTAAAACTTTCAGCGAGACAGTGGTTTCACCAATCGTCATTGAGCGGTATTTGCAACTTGAATGCGGTGATGTCATAGGTCTTTTCGTGCCGGTCGGCAAAGGACAGCAAGTCAACGCGTTGAATATCGAGTGGTTTGAGATTGAGCGCATTCCGGTGCCGAAGGAGTAACGCGTGTCGAGTATTGCAAACTGGTCATATACCGCGACGGCGACCATCTGGCGCAAGCTGGAAGGCAATGACGAATACGGCGATCCGCTGGGATATGCCGAACCTGAGCAAATCCTCTGCGATTACGAGGGCGGTCTCAGCAAGAAGTTAGCCAGCCTGGGTGCTGAAATCGTCGTGAAGAACACCGTCTGGACAGAGTTCGCGCTGGCGGCTGCGGGTGATTATCTGCTGATTGGAGTATCGACAGAAGCCGACCCGGTTGTGGCCGGTGCCGACGAGGTGCGGCAGGTTATCCGCTACGCCGACACGTTCGAGCGCCTGGCGGATGATTTCGCCATCCTGACGGGAGTGTAGCAATGGGCATCAAAGTGCGCGGCGTTAAGCAGTCGAAATCCGGGCTCAACCGCATCATAAACGACGTGAAAGGGCGAAAGGTCGTTAGGGCGTTACAGTCAGCAATGATAATCGGAAGCTCACAGGCCGCGCTTTATACGCCGATCGATACCTCTACGTTGTTGAATAGCCAGTATCGGGAGTTGATAAACAACGGCGTTCGACTGACCGGGAGAGTGGGATACACGGCGAACTACGCTGTTTTCGTTCACGATCCTAACGTTCCGCAAACCTTCCGTCGCGCCACTGCCCAGAAAGAGTTTCTCACTAAAGGTATTGAAGACACCCGCAGCCAGATTGATTCCGTAATGCGCAAGGAGCTTTCAGTATGACACCAGCCATGTATGAGCGCGTGCGTAACTACTTCGTTGATGCTGGGATTACCACTGGCTTCATTGTTCAGCTGCTGGCGTGGGACGACACGAAAAAGTTAACTGATGCATTCATCGTGTTCCGGCCTAACGGCGGTACCGATATCCGAAATGACCTCGGATCTGATCACTACGTGCTGGTGGATGTCATCTCCGCCAAGGACAAGCGCCGCGCAGCAGCAGAGAAGGCTCAGGAAATTATCAATTATGTCGAACAGAACGACATTACCGACGCATGCCTTGGCCTGATTCAAAACCTCGGCAATATGCCAGCACCTATCCTGACCGAAGAGGGCCGCCTGGTCTTCCGACTCCAGTTCATGTGCGTTTACGGAGAATAACCCCATCACCAACCAATCAGGCTGCCATCCGGCGGCCTTTTTTATTTGAGAGGTACACATGCAAGGCTGTGCTAATGATTTTGGCAAGCTGATCGGGAAAGTAGCTGTGCTACGCATGGCCTTTGGCTGCCCCGACGCAGTGCCAGCGCTTTCCGAGTGGAAGCGTCTCGGCGCTATGACGACCAAGGGCATCGACTATTCGATGAATACTATCAACTCCGAGGCAGATGATGCCAAAGGGCTGGTGGAGAACCTGGTCAACAACATGGATCTGACGATCTCCGGTGAAGGTGAGTTCCGCAAATCGGATAAAGATAACGAGATCGGCGCGTGGCGTCTGTCGAAGTACATCTTTGATGAAGTCCAGGCTGCCCGTCAGCCTAATCTGTGGGTGCGTTTCGACTTCGCGGGTGAGAACGCCGGTACTTATATCCAGGGCTACATGAACACCACCTCATGGTCTGGTGACTTCGGTACCAACGATATCTCCACCTTCTCCGGCGAGTGGAAGGTCTACGACGCCGACACCGTTGTGTTTGAAGTCGCTGATTCCATCGCGGCCACTGGCGTTGAAGTTACCCCTGCAACTGCATCTCTTGTCGTTGGCGCAACCCAGCAGCTGAGCGGTGCAGTTCAGCCAACCGATGCGACTAACAAAGCGATCACCTGGACAACTTCGGCACCTTCCATTGCCACCGTCAGTTCAACCGGTCTGGTGACAGCAGTTGCCGAAGGCACCGCGACAATTACGGCTACTACTGCTGACGGTGATTATACCGATACCTGTGCCGTTACCGTGACTGCCGCACCGTAATCACTACAAAGGGCGGCGTGCTGCCCTTGATACTGGTTATGGAGAGCGATATGACCCCTTTGAAAGAAATTGGCGAGTGCCTGATTGGTGCTGGCGGCCGTGAATACTTCTTCCGGCCATCGTTCCGTAACATAACTCGGATCGGCGAGCCAGAACATATCGTTCGCACTTTCTATGCGCTGTTCAATGACGACGTAGCAAAGATGCTTGAAGCGGCGCGCGAAATTCACAGTGCGATACCAGAGCATCAGCGCAAATTTTACGCCCACTATTTCGGTGACGTTTCGCTGCCACGTTGGGCACTTGATGCGTCAGGCTCTGCCGCTTTTGTGCGTGAGGCATTGCTCTCGGCTATTAACGTCATTCAGTCATGCTGTGACGATGACGTTTCAGAGCTGACAGGCTGGCACGAGCCATCACGCACTGGACGGCGAGCGTTTGTATGGCGCCGTGGCGCGCTGCCGCCGGAGAACCTTATTCTGATAGCTCAGTCACTCATCATGCATGGCGTTATCGGACGGGCGAAGGTTCGTAAGTTGCAGAAGCACGAAAGCAAGGAAACAACACCGGAGTTCCATGCAACTGAATACATCATGGCGGCGCGAAACCATTTTGGGATCAGCAGGGAAGAGGCTGAAAACCTTACCATGACCGAATTCGCCATGATGCTTAACGCCAAATATCCTGACCAGAAAGGCTTTACCAGGGAAGAGTATGATGCGGTTATGGATGATGACGATCGCCGCTGGCAGGAAATGATTGAACGCGAAAAATCAGCAAAGAAAGCGGCCTAGCTAATGAACAACTAACCCACCAAAAGGTGGGTTTTTTAATGTCTGGAGAAACTGATGGCTGAAAAAGCAGGCGAGATTTATTACGACATCGAAGCCGATGTTTCTGGCTTGCTAAAGGCGCAGGGGAAGGCTAATAAGTCGCTCGACTCTATCGGCAACTCTGCAACTACCGCAGCCAAGAAGATGGATGAGCTGCAGACCAATATCAACCGCGTCGCCGGGGCTATTGCCGCCTCACTCGTTGTTGACTGGGGAAAGGCATTCCTCGTTGCTGCTGACAACATGAGTCAGTTGAACTCTCGTATTGAGCGGCTGACTGGTAGCTCGGCATCAGCCTCGCAAACCATGCAGACGCTGATGAATATCAGCTCTGCGACCGGGGGATCTCTTCAGGACACCCAGAAACTATGGGAATCTCTCAGCACAGCCCTGAAGGATACCGGGGCCACCAATGGACAAGTGTTACAGCTCACCGAGACGCTTCAGAAAATCGGGCGTATCGGCGGATCCTCTTCGGAAGAAATGGCGAATGCTCTTCGTCAGTTCGGCCAATCCATCTCTTCCGGCACCGTACGAGCAGAGGAATTCAACTCGATACTCGAGCAGATGCCGGAGTTAGTTCGACAGATTGCAACTGGCATGGGGGTCGGCGTCGGTGATCTCCGTCAAATGATGCTTGATGGCAAACTGTCTGCAGAAGATGCACTCAACGCTATTCAGAAGCAAACCGGTTCAGTGAATGCTGAGTTCGAAAAACTTCCTCGTACTCTGGCTCAAGCCAATAACGCACTGACTAACTCATTCCTATCGATGATCGACTCAGTTAACCAGGCTACTGGCGCGAGTTCAGGGATGGTAACGGTAATCGACTCGTTAACAGCAGCGTTAGATAGATTGGCAGGCAAAGCTATTTCCGCAGACGCTCAGATCTCTGATCTGAACAGTACGGCTGAAATGTTTAACCGCCGGGCGCGCACCTGGTCTTGGCTTGGGCTTGATGGCTGGGAGGCGCAAAACAAAGCCCTGGCTGGGCTGAGCAATAAAGCCGCCATGCTGGTTGGCGATCTGGCTGCTGTTTCCAAAGCATCACAGACCGCGGCTAACACAAAGCCGATCGAGATTAAAACGACCGGCTCAGCTACTGGCAGCAAAGCGAAAGGCGGAAAGTCTGCAGCTCAGAAAGAGGCTGAGCAGTACGCTAAAGCGCAGGAGACGGTTAACCAAAAACTTGACGAGCTGAGGCAGAAGGCCGAGTTGTCAGCGGGCAGTGTTGGTGAATTATCTCGTGCGCAGGCCGTACTTACTGCACAGCAGTCTCTCGGTAATGATGCGACACAGGAACAGGTCATTCTGGCCGGGCAATATGCGGCTAAAGCCTGGGATAACGCCAACGCATTACGGGCCCAGGCCAAGGCAGAAAAGGAACGTACTGACGCTGCCAATAAATTCAGCACTATCCAGGGTAAAACCAGCAAAACTGCCGGACTGGATAGCCAGTACCAGAAAGACATCGCTGACATCCAACAATACGCCCAACTTTACCCGCAGAAGATTGGAGAGGCTGAGGCGGCGCGCGCCGCAATTGAGCAGCAGTATCGGGACCAGCGTAACGCGGCGATGTGGGAAGAGTGGGCTCAGCAAAACGCGGCCACACAGGCAGCGGCTGCGGCTTTCGATTCACTCGGTTCGGTTGCCAGTAACGCGCTGACAGGAATCATCACAGGCAGCATGTCTGCCAGCGATGCAATGCGCAGTATTGGCATGACGGTCCTGAATAGCGTCATTAACTCGTTCGTACAGATGGGTATCGAGTGGGTTAAGTCAGCCATCATGGGGCAGGCGGCACAAACGGCTGCTATCGGCACTGTCACGGCAGTACAGACGGCAGCAGTGGCCACACAAACTGCGACCAGTACAGCTGCTGCAGCGACAACCGCTGCGGCGTGGACTCCTGCGGCTATCCTGTCCTCCATTGCCTCAATGGGTACGGCGGCGGCTATCGGTCTCGGCGCGGTGGCTGGCGTTATTGGCGCGAACTTGCTCGGAAAGCGCAAGAATGGCGGACCAATTCAAGCTGGCGGCATGTATCAGGTCGGTGAGGGCGATAAGCCTGAAATCTTCCGTGCCAATAATGGCAGCCAATACATGGTGTCTGGCGATAATGGAACCATGCTAAGCAACAAGGACATTACTTCAGGCGGTGGCGGTGGGGCTCCGATTCTCAATATCTACAACTACTCATCCGCGTCTGTTGATGCTCAGGCAAAGCAGAACAGTGATGGTTCATGGACGCTTGAGGCATTTATCGCTGACATGAATAACGGTGGTCCTGCAAGCAGCGCCATTACCAGCAATATGAACGTTAAACGTACGCCAAGGGGGCAGGGCTGATGCCAATTATCGACTATCCCGACTGGCTGCCGCTGGCGCAGAAGGCCAGCAAAAATATGACGCTCGATACCGGGTTCCAGACCGATCAGCCTGCGGTAGGCCCGGCTATCTTTCAGAACCAGACCGATGACCTGAAAGTGACGTGGTCACTGACGTGGATCTTTACTTCGGCAGAGGAGCGCGCATTCCAGCAGTGGCTGCGCAGTCCTAACTACCTAAACCGTGGGCTAAATTGGTTCCGTATGAGGGTGAATCTCGGCGGCAGTGGGTTACAGCTGCAGGAACTCCACTTCACGCAGATGCCTGTTCAGACAAACATCACAAACGGCGTTGTTACATGGACTGGGACGGTTATTGCTAACCACCTCTACAACTCCGATGACGAGTTCGACGACATCATTGTTGAGCTGCCGCCGCCGTGGAATTCGTGGCTGGATATCGTTGTCACTGGCTATCCGGACGGACGCGACCCGGAATCACTACCGAGGGTGCCGTAATGCCAAGCTTCAGGGAATACAAACAGCAGCGCCCGACACGCGGTCTGTACGACACTATCACGTTCTACCATCCCTCATTTGGCTATGTGCGCCTGGTCGATAAGCAGTTCTTCCCGAAGATGCTCGGTGGCCAGACGTATACGCCAGCGCGCTTTGAAATTGAAGAGAGCCAGCAGAGCGGCACTCCGGTGATCGACGCTACTGTGAAGTTAGGGCGACTATCGTCTGATATCAAAACGCTGATGAAGCAGTGGAAGGGTGCGGCGCGACTGACGGCCATCACGGCCACACGGCAAATCTTTGACAGCGTGGACGTGTCAGTGCCGATTAAGTCGTGGCAGTTATACGTCAAGACGGTCGATATTGACGCCGATGCCGCTTCAGTGACGCTTTCTGTCACTAACCCGCTAAACAACAACATCGGGAAATTATACGATCCCAGCGAATACACTGGACTCCAGTACCTATAAGGCATACTCATGACTAAAGATGAATTTATCCGAATGGTCATCGGCGTGCCTTGGGCCAACCGGGCCTGTTCGTTCGATAAGGTGGATTGCTGGGGGATGGTGGTGTTGTATTACCGTCACGTTCTAGGCATTGAGCTGCACCAGACGCCGGACTACGAAGCCGGAGCTGACTTCTTCACCTGCTATCAGGGCGACGTCGTTTTCTGGTGCCAGATAGATAAACCTGTCGAAGGCGGGATATTTGTCGGATACCGCGGCGCGCAACCGGCGCACGTTGGCCTGGTGCTTAACCGGCAGGCGCTGCACTCGAGGGGCGAGAACGGTAGCGTGCGCATGGACTCGTTACTGGTTATTCAGCGGGCTTTCACTAAAGTGGAGTATTTTTCTTATGGCGCTGGTTGAGATATCGAATTTTCCAGGAACGCCTAAGCTGCGTTGCAGGGTGCCAAACGGCACCCTTTTTTATGACTGGCTGTCGGCCAATGATGGCACCTTTCACCGTGATCTGCTGATCGTCCGTAACGGCGTGAGGTTAAATGATGATGATGAACTGGCGTTTGAACTGAGCGAACTGGACACTATCCAGATTTTCGACCAGCCAAAGGGCATCATTAGCGACATTCTCAGCCCAATCTTCAAAGTTGTTGGCGCTGTTTTTTCATTTCTTGCCCCGAAGCCAGCAATAGCTAATAACGGTGGAAACACTGTCGATTCACCGAACAACAGTCTGACCGGGCAAACGAATACCGCCAGGGTATACAAAGCGAAGCCTGATATTTACGGACAGGTCAGATCGTTTCCAGACTTGATTCAGGAATCGATGTTTGAATATGTGCGCCAGAATGAGAACGACGGCGGCCTGAAATACGTCACTGAGTGGATGTGTATCGGTATCGGTAAGTATGACTATGAGTCTGTTCGTTACTCGGAGTCGAGTCTTGGATCGATGGCCGGTGCTGAATACCAGTTTTATCAGCCTGGTGAAGTGATACCAACTATTAACGAGGGATATTCGTTCGATGATGTTGACGGGCAGGAGATGCCAGGGCCAAACGAAAGCGACAATTTCCCGGTAGAATCGGCAACTGCCAATACCGTAGTAAGTGGGGATTATGCTGGCGGCCAGATAGCGATGAAAATCGTCAAGCAGGCTGAGTTCGACTACTTCATGGGACTCGTGCTACCACACTCCGTCACATTCACCATTAACGTCACCTATAACACAACATCAGGCAGCGTTACTGAAGATGTGCTTTTCTCTGGCACGCTGATTTCTGCTGTAGAGAGTGATGATGGCGCCGTTATAGACCCTGTTCAGTGGTACACGTTCACCATGACAGATTTACAGGGGCCGCCCACCGTTCCATCCACTGCCACTATCAACACGACAAAATTTATCCTCAACGATAATGAGGCGCTTGTTGTGGGGCCTTTCTTCTCGCCGGTTGAGTCAACAGAGCTTTGGCTGCATACACAGTCATCACTTGGAGGCGGTAACTGGACGGACTGGACGGTGACAATCTGGAAAATAGACGACGATTACAATCAGATCCCCGGAACGCAACAGACCTTCACCTATCACCAGGGAACGCCTCATAAGTCGACCAGCGAAGTGTTTTATCGCACGGATAAAATAATTCCAATGGGAGGTTTTGGTAAATATGCCATTAATTTCCAGCGGACAAACAACTCCAATGATGCGTCAATTCTTAAGGTTGAGGAAATACACGCTGTCAACATCCGAAGCAATGTAGTTCATCCGACCGATACGCTGGTTCGCGTCAAGGTGCGGGCAACAGAGAACGCACTGGGAAGCCGTGACCGAAAATATAACGCTCTGGTGACTCGTCAGACTATCAGTTACAACCTGACGACACAGACTGTGGATTATACATTGCGCCCATCGCGTTCCTTTGCAGACGCGGTTGCACATACCTGGCTTGTAATGGGTGGTCAGCCAGAAAGCAGCATAGATCTGTACGGGTTGTACTCTATAGCTGAGAGTCTACCTGATGAGCGTCTTGGCTACTTCGACTATACGTTTGACGATGAGAACGACTCACTCGGCGACCGGGTGCAGGCGATCTGTAATGCAGCGTCTGTTATGGCGTACTGGGATGACGGTGTACTGACGTTCACCCGCGATCAGAAAGTCGATTACCCGGCGGCAGTATTCAACCGAGCAAACATGAAGACGGATGAGTACAAAATGACGTATGAGGCTACGCTGCCAGGCGGTTACGATGGAGTGCAGGTTTCCTATGTCCACCCGACCACGAACAATAAGACGTACATCAACTACCGCGTGCTGAACGGCGCCATCGTCGAGCAGGAGGCTGAGAACCCGAACAAACTGGAAATTGTTGGCTTCCGCAACGAGTACCAGGCACGCGATCGCGCGCTGCGAGAAACAAAACGTCTTATCTACTCCCGTGTGAAGATGAACGCCAAAGTGTTCGAGGATGGAATCATCCAGGTCGGTAGCGTCATTCAGATGCCAGACATCTACGATAGCAACCAGCAGCAGGGGTACATCACCGGGCGTACCGGAAATAACTTCGATACAAGCGAACCAATCACGTTTACCGGTTCTATGCATGTTCTGGTCACAGATAGTCTTGGTAACCCGACACTGCGTTATCCGGCAACGGCCCGCAGCGACACGAAATACGGATTTACCGCAGCAATACCAGATATTGAGCTCAATATCTGGAACGGAGACACTGTGCAGCTCCCGTCGCGTTACCTCATTGCGACAGTGGAAGAACTGGACAGCCAACTCTGGACAGTAAACAGCATCAAGCCAAACACCGACAACACTGTGTCACTGACTGTCGCTGAGTACAGCGACGCAATCTACCAATAAGAATCTTCCCGACCATCACAACCCGGCCACCGCGCCGGTTTTTTTATGGAATCAATATGGCTACGCAACCGACCAATCTTCCTGTTCCAAGTGAATCACCTCGTGACCTTAAATTTAACGCGGGGAAAATTGACGAATTCGTCACGTCAAAAAATCATGCTTATGTTGACAGGTTAGGCGATCAACATCGTACAATTGAAGGAATTAATTACGATGCGAATCAGGCAATTCTGAATTATGGCTATATCACGAAGGATTCTTTTGAAGATGGCAGCACCATTAGCCTTGCTAACGAGTGCCTGCGCTGGGAGAGCAACGGGGAATACTACAGATGGGACGGATCTTTCCCCAAAGTGGTTCCCCCTGGGTCTACACCTGACAGCACTGGTGGGATTGGTAAGGGGAAGTGGGTTGGTGTTGGAGATGCATCTCTTAGAAGTGATTTGAATTCCAACAATGGCGCAGGGATTGTTGGAACTAATTCTGGTGCAACCGTTCAGGAAGAGCTGAATAAAGTAGATGGAATTGTAAATGTTAATATTGCAGATTTTCCTAGCCTAAAAGCCGCTATTGCAGCACTGCCACCAACTGGTGGTGTGGTTCTTGTTCCTGTTGGTCGTTTTTTCTCTGGCTCATGGAATCCAGTTACTGACTACATGTCAAAACCAAATGTTCACATTCGTGGCGTTAAAATGCCAACGTGGAACTCTGACGCATCAGCACTTGATGGTGGTTCGGTAATAGAGGGAAGGTTTAGTGCTTTCGCTGATGGACTGCAGTTAACGGATATTGGTTTTGATTTGGGTAAAAATGTCTGTTCAGCAAGATACCCATCTTCTGATACCACAATGGACCATCCTGATGGGGGGACATGGGATGCACTATCATTCGGCCAGCCAAGCCAGATAAGCCCACTACAGGCGCGTAAGGGCATTGTGGTCAGTAATGTAATCGGTCTTCTGAAAGATTCTTCTACCGTGGGCCATGGAATTTTACTTGAAGCCATAGATGGCGGTTACATAGATAATGCCATAGGAATTTATGGTGTCCATGGACTTGTCATTAAATCCAATAATATGCGGATAGGCTCTATCTCTGGGTATATGGCAAGCACTGATAATATTATCTTTAAGTCTGATACTTATGCTCCGGGCGGTAACATTCAGGTTGACTCTGTTACGGCTGAGCATAGCTTGCCTAATTGCGTGCCGCATTCAACACCCGCAGTTTGCCAATACGATGTATATTTCAATCCGGAAACAGCTAATTTTTATGGCCCCATTCAAATTGGATCAATTAAATCCCGTGGCGGCCAGTTTGCAGTAAACTTCGGTAGCGTTAACCTAAACTCAGGGCCGGATATAAGCATCGGTAGTATAGATGCTGACGGTACTGGTGGTGCTACTGAGTGGGCGATGTTCTGCGCAAACTTCGGGCTTTATCCCAGGTTGTCCATAAGTAGTATTAACGCTAAAAATTGTACTAATGGCGTGTTAAGCCGCTTTGCTTCCCAGGCCGATTCTGGGAATGCGCAAACAACTATAGGATCTCTTAAATTAACAAACTGCACCGCTCTCGGAATTTATTGTGCAGACTATGCCAGATTAAGTATTGGTACTGTTGAGATGTTTGGAGTGGGCACTGCTTATTATCAATCAGATACATCAGTTCTTAAAATTGGAACCGAGCGTCTGGTTGGGGTTACTAATAAATGGGGGGTGTCTCCGCCAACTATAAATACCGGATGGAGCGATTATGGGTCTGGTAACTCAACATGGTCAGTTTTTTATGATTCAAACAGAGTTTACTTAAAAGGTTTAGTAACAGCCTCTGATGGGGCTGGAGGTATTATTCTAAACCTACCAACATATCTTCGACCATCAGAAGGCATGCGGTTTACTGGATATTCCAATGTTGCGGGGGTAGCAACCTTCTGCCTTATAGGTGTATCTACTTCTGGTGGTGTGAGCATAAATGACGGTGTTGCTCCTACTGCAGGCACCTATGTAAGTTTGGACGGTATTTCATGGAAAATAGATAGATAGTCATGAGGCCCCCATCGGGGCCAATGACATTCCTGCATATAAAACAAAAAATTTTAATAAAAACATAAAGATATTAGAATTATGTGATTCCCGTTACCAGCAGCAGACTACGTTAAAGAGAGTATATCGCTAGACAAGCGGCTTATAGCACATCCTTCAGAAATTACATGATGATAGCCGGAACGGCATACATGTGTACCGAAATCATGAAGGGTCATGCTCATCGTCGATTCATCGCTCACACCGAAATACTGCTCCCTTCCTGTCTGTGCTGTTGATGGTGAGTTCAGGATTATGCGATATAGGACACATCCGCAGCCGTACCTGGAAAACCCTGAGAACGGGAGAAGGGAGCCGTTACCATCGAAGGATGAGGTATCTGATACTTCTCGTCCGGTGTTTGGGGTGATCACTTACAGCATCAACGATGCTCGTTCTGGTGAGCTTGATGATTGTCCGGTGATGTAG